GTAGAAACTACGGCAAGTGAAGAAAACTTGTCGGCTAAGTTCAAATACCCACAAGTGAGTCAAGATACCGTGGCCGAAGATTTAGTAGCAAAACCAGGTAGCTCAATTTAACACGACATACAAAGTTTAGTAATTCGGTTATCACTCCGCCCAAAAGTGACCTATTAGCGGTATCATTCCCAAAAATGAATGACTAACTAGAATCTTCGCTATGCAAAATGAAGAAAATCAGGCCGTTGACCTTGAAAACAACGAGGAAGCTGTTGCAGAAACCACAACAGAAACAGTAGAAGACGCTACTGATTACAAAGCAGAAGCTCTCAAATGGAAAGCTATTGCCGAGCGTAATGCAAAAAAGGTCAAACCAATTAACAGCACGCAGGAAATACCCAAGCCATCCGACATTCTAAAAGCAGACGAGTTCAAACTCTACCGACTGGGCTATAGCGAATCAGAGATTGATTTGATTATGCACAATGGTGGAATGAAGATACTAGAAGATAAAACTAATCCTCTGGTATTAGGACTCCAAGCATCAAAGGAACAACGAGGTGCGGAAGACGCAGCCTCACTTGTCTCGGAAAACTCTGGCCTATCAGAAATAGAACGGAAGCACACAGAGCAAGACCTTAGAAACATGAGTAAAGAAGATTTGGCAAAAATCCTGCCCCACGTTCAATACTAATTGTTCGTGATTATCACCATTATTCATGGCATCAGCAGCAGCAACCTTAATAACGCCCGTACAGGTGTATTACGACAAGGTGTTCTTGGACAGAGCCAAGATTGAACTCCGACACGATTTCGGTGCTCAAGTTAAAAATGTACCGTTGAACAGTGGAGCAGTATTACGATGGACAAGGTTCTCACCTCTCGCCATCATCACTTCAGCTCTCTCAGAAGCTCTCAAAATTGTAGGCTTCTTTAAATCAACTCTAAATACCGTGAAGGTCTAAATTGGTTGCTTTATCTACAGGGTTAGTGTATCCTATAGATATGTCAATCAACAAGATAACGCGAGGCAAGATGCTCATTGAAAATCAAAAGGCGTATATCGCTGGTTTCATAGATGGAGAAGGATGTATCAACATTTATAGGACGTTCCCAAAATACTCAAAAGCTGATGGAGTATCCGTATCAAATTACAGAACGTACGCAATGAATGTGAGTATCACAAACACCCATTTACCTACTATGGAATGGCTAACAGCAATAATTGAAGGTGCTAGATTGAACACTAAAAAGATGAATATAACTAAGCCACATTGGCGACAGACATATACCATCAAGATAGGCTCAATAGCATCTTTGAAAATACTTAAACAGATATTGCCTTATCTTATTACTAAGAAAAAACAAGCAGAACTAGCTATCAAATTTCAAGAAGTAGCTATGATTAAATTCACTGAAGGTAGGAAATTCTACCGTCTTACTAAAGAAGAGATTGATTTTCGTGATGATTGTTGGAATAAAATGTCTATGTTAAATACTAACGGACATAAAAAATATTCAGGCTTTCTTCATAAAACAGCTTTAGCCGCAGAGACTAAACGAGATGACACCGTAAGGTGATTTCATAGTCCGAGCTATATGGAAACATATAGAGTTAGGCAGAAATGACCTAACCCCCACGTCTACAGGGAGTAACAAAACTGACAAACCCAGCCGAAGTAGCAATGACTGCTACTCAGGTGTCCGCAACTCTCGCAGAGTACGGAAATGTAACCAATGTATCCTCACTCTTCTCAATGACTCAAATTGACGAAGGTTTGAAGGAACACATTGAAGTGCATGGACAAAACGCAGGTGAATCTATTGACCAGTTGATTCGCACAGCACTCGTAAGTGGGGGAGCAACCCAACTTGCAGCAGGCGCAGCAACTCTCTCACAAGTTCACTTGACCGACACCTTCTCAGGTCTCGAAGTCCGTAAGGCAGTCCGAACACTCAAGCTAAACAAAGCTCAGAGATTCGAGTCTGGTCTTTATCGTGGCATTATCGGCCCAGCATCATCTTATGACCTATTCGGAAACTCTGAATGGTTGGATGCACACCGATACACCACAGCAGACGCTATCGAGCGTGGAGTTGTAGGTAAATTGCATGGTGTTGAGTTCGTTGAAACCAACAACCAGTATGTAGCCCTCTCAGCAGGATTCTCAGGAACCCCTGTTTCAGACACTACTGCTGGCGTGGCAAACGTCTACTCGACATTCATCTTCGGAAAGAACGCCTACGGAGTTATTAACCTTGGTTCTATCACAGCACCAACGGTTATCGTTAAGAACCCAGGCCCAAATGACACATTTAACCCACTCAATATGTTTTCAACTGTTGGATGGAAGATGCCGTTTGCAGCTAAAGTTCTAAACGCCAACTGGCTTGTTGAAGTTAAAACTTCTACAGCTGGAGCGAACACCGCAACCTTCTAACGAAGTCGCAGTTATGCACAGAGAGCCACGCACTTACTTGCGTGGTTTTTTGTTGTTTGGTATAATATGTTGGATGCATAGGGTTTCTCAAATCATATTGCCAAACGGAGTAGAAATTGAACTCTACTACCAAAAAGGTCAACTAGCCTATTCATTTGACTTTGATGGAAAACCCTACGGAACAAAGATTACGTTGCCATCTCGCACGGTATTAGACATTGCGACATCATGTCTGATGCTTTTTACTAATGCAGAGGAGACTTATAAGGAACTGACAAAAACAAAATGAGAACCATACCCGACTTTGCTGATGAACTAAAAGCAATAGACCCACGACTTACAGTCGTGCCAAACCCCAATAGGCCAACATTGTGTAATATTAAGTTAGACGGCACAGACATTACACCAATCCCGAACTATGAGATAAAAGAGGAACGAGACATGGGCTATTATCTTGAACTTCCAAACGGAACAACAATACCACACAGGTCACGACCAGAAGCACTTATCATGGTTCGTAATGTAATAGAGTTGATTAAGACCAAGGAAGGTCAAGACCAATTCTTTGGAAGAAATGGCTACTAACACGAAAGAAACAATTATATTATCTAGTTGGGCAGAACGTAGTCTTCTCGCAATGGAAGATATTGTATCCCGAAAGAGGAGGGTATTGCTGACTGGCGCGGGTGGGGCGATAGGCGTTCATGTCTTGGCTCACTTGATGCACAACACTGATTGGGAGTTAGTTCTCACTGACTCATTCAATCATCGTGGTTACTTTGACCGCATCGTAGAAGTATGCAAAGACCACCCTGAGTGGCAACAGAGATTTACTATTATTCACCATGACCTCGTTGCCCCGTTTACTATTAGAGAAATACAAAAGATTGGAAAGATAGACTACATTGTAAATCTTGCTTCGTTGTCTGATGTTCAAGCGTCTATTGACGACCCAATTCCTTTCATAAAGAACAACACAGATTTGATGCTCACAATGCTTGAGTTGGCACGAAAGATTAAACCTAAAGTATTTTTACATTTCTCTACTGACGAAGTATATGGCTCAGCCACAAAAGACTCGGGTGGACATAAAGAATGGTCACCAATCCTACCAAGCAATCCATATTCAGCTTCCAAGGCAATTCAAGAGTCCTTGGCTATAGCGTGGTGGCGTTCTTATGGCATGCCCCTCATTATCACCAATACGATGAATAACTTTGGCGAGATGCAGGGAGCTACCAAGTTCCCCGCCATGATTCAACAGAAAATAGAGAAAGGTGAAACAATCAAAGTTCACGCAACCAAAGACGGAGAGATTGGTACACGTTACTACATCCACAGTCGTAATTCTGCTGATGCTATCTTGTTTATCCTAAAGAATGTTCCGCCAGCTATTCATGTTCATGGTGAGATTGACATGCCCGTTCGCTTGAACATCGTTGGCGATAAGCAGGTTTCTAACCTTGAGTTAGTTCAGACCATTGGAGAGTTGATGGGAAAAGAACCAAAGTATGAATTGGCATACTTCCACGATACGAACCCAGGTCACGACCTCCACTATGGTCTAAACGGTGAAAAGTTACATTCATTGGGGTGGAAGTCTCCGGTGAGTTATAGAGATTCCCTAGCTAAGACAATAAAATGGCAAAAAGAAAATCCAAAGTGGATGCAATAAAAGTGCATTTGGTGAACTACGAGCAAGTCTTCAATGATGGCATACTCTCAAAGTTTGCCCGTAAGATGTATGACGAACTTGAAAAGATTAAGGGCGTAGAAGTGTCTATCGGCAATGTGCCCGAACCATCTGCTGACATAAACCACCACATCAACTACCTACCCTACAGGCATTCAGGGAAGATTAACACCCTCATGGTTACTCACATTTGGGAGGGACATAAATTTGACTCTCTTAAAAAGAGCCTTGAGAGTGCTGATATGGGCATTTGTATGTCGTCAGCACTCCCCAAAGAGCTAGTTGCACTTGGACTGCCGAAGGACAAACTCACCTACGTCCTACCTGCACATGACGGAACCCCCCGTAGATATCAAGTTGTGGCAATCCTGACTAATGTGTACCCAGATGGGTGTAAAAGAGAGGAGATGTTTGCCGAACTTGTTAAGACTTTAGACAAGAAACAGTGGGCATTTCGTATTATGGGGAGTGGCTGGCATGACATTCTAGCCCCCCTTGTAGCAGAAGGCCTACAGGTGGATTACTTCGCTGAGTTCGATAAAGACACCCACCAAAAGATATTGGAAACTTCTGACTATTGCCTATACTTCGGCCAAGACGAGGGTTCTATGGCAATCCTAGACGCTGTCAATGCTGGGCTAAAGACAATCTCCACACCACAGGGTTACCACCTAGACATTGGGCTAGATTACACTTTTGATACCCAGACACAACTCAACAAAGTATTTGAGGAGTTAAGCTGGAACCGTGTCAAAGACTGGACTTGGAAGAATTACGCTAAGCAACACCTAAAAATATGGAAACAACTACTGAAGTAAAACTAAATATAGGAAGTAACGACTTTCGTTACCCTGGATTTCTAAACCTTGACATCAGAGATGTGCCTGGAGTAGACATCGTGGATGATGTGAGAACTCTCAGCACAGTGACGGACAATTCGGTTGACCACATGATTGCCGAGGCAGTGTTAGAACATTTCAACCCTGACAGAACACAAGATATGCTGAAACTATGGGTCAGTAAGTTAAAGTCTGGGGGAAAACTAGAGGTGATGGTTCCTGATGGAGAGATGTTGATGCGAAGGTTCTTTGCCGACTGTGAAAAGTGGAGCAAGTTGGAGGCGTGGGAACACTGGCTACACGACCTGTTTGGCAACATTGCTTATCTACGGAAGTGGCATGGGGAAGATGCCGAAAGATTTGGTCACCACACACTGTTTTGCCACGAAATGTTAGACGAGCAGATGAAAAATGCTGGCCTCGTAGACATAACATGGAAAGACGCTAGACACGGAGCGTGCATGACATCTATTGGGGTAAAACCATGAAAGTAAACCTTGCATCAGGTAGAAGATATTTGGATGGCTACACAAACGTAGATAATCTTTCCATGAATCCAAACGCAAAGGTTGATGTTGTTGCTGATATAAGAAAGTTTAATTTGCCCAAGAACTCAGTAGACGAAATCTTCCTGAATCACTTTATGATGTATCTCACCCCCAGTGTGGCACTAAGGTTATTCAAGCGTTGGTACAGGTGGTTGAAAGATGGCGGGAAACTAATTATAGAAACAAGCGATTCAAAGAAACTTGCCAAAATGATTATTGATAATCCACTCATGGTTGAACAGATGTTTGGATACGGTGATACTGCGGGCCACAAGTGGTCTTATTGCGAAGAAACGTTAGTATCACTTCTTATTGACCAAGTTGGATTTAGTCATGTTGAAATAGTGGACGGCGGAACACATGAGAGACCAGACAGAGACATAACCGTAACTTGCACCAAATGATAGAAATACGAAACAAAAGAGTGTGTGTTGTTGGCGGGGCGGGGTTCCTCGGCTCACACCTCGTAGACCACCTCATAGAAGATAGAAACTGTACTGTCTTGGTATTAGATAACCTAATCAGTGGTCACAAGAAGTTCATTCACCCTCAGGCCAAGTTTGAATGGTTTGACATAACAGGAAGCGAAGACCAGCTGAGAAAGATATTTGAGTTTCACGAGATTGAGTACGTCTTTAATTACGCGGCCGAACCCTATATCCCCGTTTCATTTGAAAGGCCACTACATGTTTTCAATATCAATGCTTTTGGTGCCCTTAAGGTTATGAACGCAGCACAAGATGCTGGAGTCAAAGGCATACTCCAAGTGTCTACCGCTGAAATCTATGGGGCAGTAGATGGCCTGATTAACGAGGAGTCTCCAGTTCATCCACACTCTACCTATGGAGTAGCTAAGGCGGCCATTGATTACGCTGTTCAGGTTCGTTGGAAAGAAGCGGCAACTCCAGCCATTGCCATGCGACAGTTTAATTGCCTTGGAGAGAGGGAAACCCATGAATATGTCGTCCCCGTCATCATAGAGCAACTATCAGAGAGTAGGAATGTAAGCCTTGGCAACAACTCATTCCGTGACTTTCAGTACGCGGGAGATGCTGTGAGAATGGCGGTAGAACTTTTAGAGAAGGGTCAATTTGGTGAAGTATATAACATGGGAAGCCAAGATGGTGTACAGATATATGACCTTGCCAATACAATAGGGACTCTCATGGGGTATGGCTCTATTGATATTACCGTAGACCCCAAACGAATTAGACCTTGGGAGATATGGCATCTTCAGAGCGACAACACCAAGCTCTACAAGACAATTAAAACTCGGCCAAAGGTTTCATTGGAAGAAGCGCTGAAAAGAACGATTGATTATTACTTTGAGAATAACAGACAATGGGACTACTAACTTTCACAATATGATAGAACCTTATAAACTATTAGAACAAAAATATGCAAACTTCTGCGGTGCTAAAAACGCTGTTTCTTGCAATTCTGGGACTTCAGCTTTGCACCTTGCCCTACTTGCTGTTGGGGTATCTAAGGGTGATGAAGTTATCGTTCCCGATTTCACTATGGCGGCTTGTGCGTTCGCTATAAGTTATTGTGGGGCTGCCCCTGTTTTCGTGGATTGTGACGATACTCTTTGTATCGACTGGACACTTATAGAAGCAAAGATAACACCAAAGACAAAGGCAATTATGCCCGTGCATATATACGGGAGGTTGTGCAACATGAAAGAAATCATGCGTATTGCCAAGAAACACAAACTCAAGGTTGTAGAAGATGCGTGCGAAGCTCAGGGCGCCGTGTATAAATCCAAAGCAGATATTACTTGCTACTCATTCTACAAGAATAAGATTATCCACGCTGAGGAGGGTGGAATGTGTACTACCGACAACAAGAAATATGCCGAAGACATGGCAGACCTCAAGAACATGGCTTTTGGAAAGAAACATGACTACTTCCACGAAAGAATTGGCTACAACTACCGGATGGCAGACTCACAGGCGAAACTTGCCCTGCAGTCATTAAAAGATTATCCAAAAGAAAATAAACGTAGAAGGAAAGAAGAAAGTAATTTTTACGGACTTGATAATTCAGTTCCACCCCATAACGCTGTGTGGGTCTTAGATTATCTCGGCAAACCAATCAAAGGAAAAAGTACACGCCCATTCTTCAAACCACTATCATCATTTCCCATGTATGGAGGAAAATGTCAGTCGCCAAAAGCCAAATGGTATTCAGAGCGTGGTCACTATATATGTCTATAGAATGCTACACAGTTATCACGGGTGGAAAAGACAAGGTGGTGGAACAGGACTTTCCCATTACTCGTTTTATAGATGCCTATGATAAGTTCGTAGACCCTCGCAGAAACTCCCGAATCCAAAAGATACTGGCACACAAATACTTTGATTCAGAATATACTATTTACCTAGATGGAAACTTGAAGTTGCTCATCTCCCCAGAGAAAATGGTTGAGAAGTATATGAAAGGTTACGACATGGCACTATTCAAACACGGAACAAGGGACTGTATCTATGACGAAGCTCTAGAAGTGGCTCAAAAAAGAATGGATGACACCGAACTTATCATTGAGCAAGCCAAACACTACGAGGACAACGAGTTTGCACCCCATAAAGGCCTGTTTCAGGGGGGTTTTATCATAAGACGTAACAATGCTCGCACTAGGAGGTTTAACGAGGCTTGGTGGGCAGATTTCTGCCGTTACAGTAGGCGTGACCAACTTTCTCTAATGCCAGCAATAGAAGAATCGGGAGTTATCGTCAACACCATTCCAGGCAAGTGGGTAGATAAAGGAACTCACGCCGAGATGGGGAACATCCTCAGAATGGAGTGGCATTTTCACAAAGAGGGAAATTTTAACGACCCAAAGAAATGAAAAAGAAAAAAATTCTATTTTACCGCAACGACTGGAACGCAAACTATCAACGTCAACAAGCAGATGGTTATGGTGGTATTGGATATTATCGTATTGTCAATCCAGCCAAATATACCAAAGGCCATGATGTTACTGTGGTTGGGGTGGGGCTGAAACACAAGAACGAAACCCGTGACCAAATGTGGAATAGAATATTCAAGGAATACGACATCTTTTGGACTTCTTACTTTTCCGATGCAGAGGAAGCATCATCTATGTACTATCACCGAGACAAGTACAAGAAAAAGGTGGTAATAGATTTAGATGATGACTTCTGGTCAGTTTCCCCTAATCATAGCCTTTACGATACATACAAACCAACCAAGCGTAATCGAGCTTTCACGGGTACGATACTTTCCTTTGCCGATGGTATTGCCGTATCAACTGAAACTCTAAAACAAAAAGTGGCCTCTCAAATGAGAGATATTTACAGTATGGAGAAAAAGATATTCATTGTACCGAATATGAACTGCATAGAGGATTGGAAATTCAAACCCGCCAAAAAACACAAAGACAAAATCGTGATAGGTTATACAGGTTCAAATTCTCACAATGATGACTTGGAAATGTTCCTGCCTTCATTGGCGAAGATAATGGACAAATACAAACAGGTTTACTTTGAAAGTATCGGCTCTATTGGAAAGGTAAACATTCACCTATTCAAATGCTTTTCGGATGAGGCAATGAAGCGAAGTGACATCAGACCTTCCTCGTGGACATTTGCCGAATATCCCGAACTGCTCTCAAAAGAGAAATGGGATATTGGGGTTGCCCCATTGGTAGATGATGCTTTTAATCGGGCGAGAACGCATATCAAGTGGATGGAGTATGCCGCGTACAAGGTTCCAACTATTGCATCTAGGGTATATCCTTATTTTATGCCCGCCTTTGGGAGAGAGACCGTGAGAGATGGGGATACGGGGTTACTTGTGAAACCAACTGAATGGTTTGATGCCATTGAGTCTTTGATATTAGACGAAAAGAAAAGAAAACAAATCGGAGTCAACGCTTACGAGCAAATAAAGAACGAATGGCAATACGATGAGAAGTTTTCTGGTGTGATAGATGAAATTATAAAAGCCATATAATTAGCCACCATTGGGAAAGTAGTGTGAACTTATACACCCATTTTCAGGATAAGTGGAATAATTGGTGTCTATGGCACTGCAATTTTCAGACACAAAAACAAAGCAGGGACTTATTCAGGAATGTGAAACCAACGTCTTTGGAGACAATGGTTATGGTCGCATTTCGGGAGACGACAACTTGCTTGCAACATTTACCAGATTATTAAACGAGGGACTTAATAGTGTTGTTCAACTAATCCTGCAATCGGACAACCGTTGGCAATGGGATGATGACAACAACACAGACTTTCCAATAGCCACTACCACTTTGGGTGTAGTGGTGGGGTCAGAACAGCAAGACTACACACTTGCAGTTTCGCATCTCAAAATTACAAGGGTTGAAGTAAAAGACGCTAACGGAAACTGGAATCTACTGAAGCCAATTGACCAAGCAGATATTTACTCCGAATCCCTAACAGACTTTCTTAAAACCGCAGGCCTGCCTCTCTACTATGACAAAATTGCTACTTCTATACTTCTATATCCTAAACCTTTGGGAACGCAGGTAACTGCCGTCAACGGCCTAAAGGTTTACTTCCAACGCCCTCCCTCTTACTTTGTTTCCACTGACACCACTAAAGTTCCTGGATTTAACTCTCTCCATCATCGTTTGGTGGCGTTAAAGGCCTCCCTTGATTACGCACGCACCAACTCTCTACCTGTAGCAGGAGGTGTGATGCGTGGAGGATATAAGACAGGGCTTTTGACACAGGTAGACGAGGAGGAGCAAAAACTTGTAGAAACTTATGTTCTTCGTAATAAAGATGAGCACGTTAGGATAACGGCCAAAAAGTTTAACTTCCGATAATGTGGCGATTGAAACATTTACAACATCAGGTTCATGGACAGCACCAGCTTGGGTAACGCAGGTTGATGTTGAGTGTTGGGCGGGCGGAGGGGGAGGGGGCAAGCAGACAACTGGTGGCACCCTGCGGGCATCTGGTGGTGGTGGGGGAGGATATTCCAAGAAGACATCAATAACAGTAACCCCAGGAAATTCCTACACAGTAACAGTTGGTGCTGGTGGTGTGGCAGTGAGTGGAAACTCAACGTCAGGAAATTCAGGGGACGATTCGTGGTTTAGTACCACAGGAACAGTATTTGCGGCTGGTGGTGGGGGCGGAGGGGCGAGTTCTAGTGGTAACACAACGGGGGGGGCTGGTGGCCCAACAGCGAGTGGGGTTGGGGACACAAAGTATGCTGGTGGAAGTGGGGGTGATACGTCTGGTCAGGCCAGGACTGCGGGAGGTGGTGGTGCTGGTAGTAGTGGTGCTGGTGGAAGTGTTGGGGTAAATGTTATCGCAACAGGTGGAGCGGCAGGGACTCCCGATGGTGGTTTGGGTGGTAACTCCTCAGGCTCCCTAGATGGGGCGACCCTCGGCGGGGCGGGCGGTGGTTACATTGGTGGTGTTTCGGGGGATTTTGCTGGTGCTGGCGCAAGAGGACAGGTCACAGTTACATACCCAAATGCATCATTCTCTGTTTCGGATTCTACCGCAGTATCTGATGTTTCAACCATTCTGATTCGTGTGCCATTTGGAGTAAATGGGATAAACGAAGTGGTGACTATTAGTGAGTCTGTATCACTAGACATCACTACCAAACTCATATCTGTGTCTGACTCTACGGCAGTAACCGACTCAGTGATAATCAAAAAAGTTACATTGTGGGGTAATGATGGTAAGTCTATTAATGCGTGGACAAACCAAGTAAAATCATGAATGAAGACCTAC